GCATCGATATTGGACAAACTCGCATTAGCGCCATCAGAACGCAGGTACTTTCCAGATGCCTGTGTTCCAGTCAGAGCGTTAATCGCTGCCTGTTGGGTGGTCTGCCCAGTACCCCCAGACGTGATTGCCAGCGTCGTGCTTAGACCAGCGGCTGTTCCTGATGTGTTCTGGTTCAGGGTAGGAACATCAGCGGCTTCAATATTTGAAAGCGAAGCATTTGTTCCGTTAGAGCGCAGATATTTTCCAGAAGACTGTGCCCCCGTCAGTGCGTTAATTGCGGCCTGCTGAGTCGTTGATCCAGTCCCGCCAGAAGCAATCGCGAGTGTCGAGCTAAGTCCGGCAGCCGTCCCAGTGGTATTCTGGTTCAGGGTTGGCACATCTGCCGCCTGAATTGTGGACATGACAACATTCGTGCCGTTTCCACGCAGGTAACTGCCGGAAGTTACAGCTCCGGCTAGAGCATTCATCCCAGCCTGTGCGGAGGATGCTCCAGTACCACCAGAAGACACCCCAAGAGTACCAGACAAAGTAACAGCGCCAGTCGTATTTGTAGAAGGCGTCAAACCACTCAAGTCTGTCTTGAAAGAATTAACAGCAGCGGCAGCGGCTGCAAACTGCGTGAACGAGATGCTTGTGACACCGAAATTAATCGGAGCTGGAGTCTGCTGCACCCAGGCTGTATTTGCCTGTGAACCGCTCAGAATCAGCACAAAGTCACCGGCCTGAACTTCGTTAGTGCCAGATCCACTCGTGTCGTAATCTGTGGCCCGAGTCAGGATGTACGTCACCGTAGAGCCATCTCCCTGCCGTGTGACCGTGTACACACCATTCTGGAATGCGCTAGACTGGTCTTTTACCAAGATGCGCTGCCCAACCGTAGGCGTAGCGCCATCAACCGTCAGAACTGCATTTGTGGAGCCCGTAAGAGTTGCGCCAACGCCAACACCAGCCCCTCCGGGCTGGTTGTATGTCGCACTGGGCGAAAGGATAGCGATAGTCGTGTAGTTACAGGCATCGTGGAAGTTTACGCCAGACCCGATCGAGTCAGCATATGCTTTGTTGACGATATCGTTGCTGGACGAAGGAACAGTCGTGATCGTTCCGGTTGTGAGCGCGAGAGACGTAATCTGATCAGAGCCGCCAGAGGCGTGCGTAGAAGCATGTGCCGTAGGAGTGCGAGAATCGCTCAAACGCGAGTCATTTCCCTGAGCAGCAGTTCCAGAGGTTGTGCCATAGGAAACAGTCAAGGTTCTATCTGCCGTTAGATCCCCACCGCCAGTGAGCCCAGTGCCTGCCGTGATGGTGCGAGATGCCGAGGCCGCTCCGATGCTGGAAGGAGAAATAGCGTCAGTTTCACCTGTGGCATGCGTGCTGGCGTGCGCGGTAGGAGTGCGGGCGTCGCTTAACCGAGAGTCGTTGCCCTGCGCTGCGGTTCCAGAAGTAGTCCCATACGAGACTGTCAGCGTGCGGTTCGCACTTAGATCACCTCCGCCAGTCAACCCAGTCCCAGCGGAAATTGTTGTGGTAGCCGCAGGCACTCCAAGTGATGTCCTTGCAGCGGCCTTATCGGCAGACTGCATGAAATTATCAACATCCGTTGAAACCGTTAAGTTAGCCATATGCCGTTAGGGTCTATTGTAAATTGATGTTCCATCCGGGCGTCTATAATAGGACGTGCCATCTGGACGAAAGTAACTGTTTGTAATCGGTGCAGGCCCGACAGAAACTCCTGCCGGAACTTTTGATCTGCGTCTGGAAAGATACCGGATCATTAGATGCCGATACCCTGGATGATGTGCAAGCTGCCAGTGCCGCCCGGACTAATGAACGCAACCGTGTCGTCGTCTTGGTCTTTGCCGATGCTGACCTGTGAGCCAACCACAACTGGATAACAGGAAGTTGAAGCTTCAACGGTATTTCCGATTGCGGCATTGCCGGTGGCGACATAAACGATTGTTGCGCCAAGGTTTGTGAACACAACAGACTCGGAAGTGAACCCAAGTGTGACGCTCTGGGATGTCCCATTTGGGGCGACAATTACGCCTTTGGTGTAGTTGGGTTGAAATGCGAGTCCCATAATTAGTAGGTTCCGAAATTAAATGTGTCGATGGCCCAGTCCGATTGAACTCTGTACCACACCTTTGTGATGGGTTCAAACTTCAACTTAAAGCATTCGTACTGCTGAAGGGAAGATGGCACGTTGTTGGTGCTGGCGCCGTTGGCGTTGATCACCAAGCCGTCAATATTCTGGGTGGTTGTGATCAAGATCTCCTGGCCGTCACCAGCCACACTAACATTCGGCAGGATGATTGTGCCGCTTGCTATGGTCGCAGTGGGCGTAATCGCAAGCCACGTGCTCGTGCTGTTGTTTGTAAGCGTGTACGTGAACGAAGTCGAGGGAGACGTGTACTGAATCGTCTCAGGAGCTGCCGTGCTATTAAGCTGACTACTGACATATTCCGCAACAGTCCCGGCAGCCGCTCTGTAGTCCTGATTGTTGACATTGACGGCAAAGTACGTCGATGGCGTTACCTGATCTATGAGTGAAAGCCGTTCAATAGCCATACTATGAGTTTCTAAAAAGCATCTGGTCGTTCTCCCCGACCTGAAGCGGGTTCAAGTTAGGCGAATCAACAAATACACGTTCGGTGCGCTTATATCCAGCACCAAGTGGCAGCGTTTTAACATATTGCTGCTCGATGGGAGCCGCTGCATCGATCAACAGTTGATCATAAAGCAGCTTTGCAGTCACTTTTGTCTCCGGCTGGATCACTTTGCCATAAGACGGTGCCAAACGCACCGCAAGATTCATCACGAGCGCCTCATTGTTGTTGAGGGAAGTCTGAATCTCTTCGTCGATGTTGCTGTTCTCGGGAAACGTTGAAAGCGGGTAGCCGATCTGGATGTTTTTCGTCTGCCACGAAGCCACCATGAGATCCAAACGACGCAGTGCGCTTTGAAGCTGGTCAGCACTCAGGTCGTAAACATACGACGCGAGGCCCATTTCTTCAAAGGCTTGCTCAATGATCTGTCGTTTGGTCCAGGCCATGTTATTTCGCGAGTGCTTCTTCGATTAACTGTGCAATCCGCTTGTCAGAATACCGGCCATCGAACTTGATTCCAAGCTCTGTAGCCTTGGCTTCTAGTTCCTGCCGTGTAGGAGGAGCATTATCATCCAATACAGGCTCAGAAACAGGCTTCTGAGGCTCTGGTGAGGATTTTTCAACGGGCTTTGCTGGCGATATCGCCTCGTCCAGACTGGAGTACCAGCCTTCCGATAGCTTCTGCGCCAACTCTTCAGCGTTGTTGACTCCGGTAAAATCATAGGTTCCATGAGGACGCTGGTATCTGCCTCCGTCCTTGTAAACCAGTGCAGGGAACTCAGTCATTTCTTGAGTTTCCCAACAGGTTTCCCAGCCGCAACCTTGGCTTTGCGTGCCGTACTAAGGGCCATCGCAACTGCTTGCTTCTGTGGGTATCCGGCCTTCATCTCCTTGCTGATGTTGCTGGAGATCGTCTTCTGCGAGTATCCTTTTTTGAGAGGCATAAAGACTTGATACACAAAGGGGAGAGCGGAGTCAACCGCCCTCCCCCAGTGAATGTCAGACTAGGACTGACCGAACAGGATGATACCGCTCATCTCAGGCTGCTTGTTCACAACCCCGAAGAGCGTGTCCAAACGGTAGCGGGTCTTCATCGTGTTGATGTCGTACTGCTTCTGCATGACCAGTTCGATGCCCTGATCAGTGGAGGCACGCATCACGTTTGCACCGGCGTCCGAAGGCACCGCGTAACGACCAGGCAGGATCTCGATCGCGTCTTTCTGCCAGAAGCAGTTGATCGGAGCCGCTGCCGTGTTCAAGAACACGATGGCGCTGTTCGCGGCCTTCGTGTTGACAACGCAGTTCTGGTACTCAGCCGAAGCGGCGGAGGGAACCTGATTGGAAACGATTCCGGGGCTGATCACCATGTGGGTGCCGTCGGTCACGCTGATGACGCGGAACGTCTTCAACTGGCCAGTGTCGCCCTTGGTGATGTGATGCACGGCGTTTACAGCCGCGATCGTGAAGCAGTCGCCAGCAGCAACGCCGGTCGTGCTTGACACGGTCACAGTCTGGTAGCGGTTGTCCACGTTGAGGCGCTCTGCCGTCGTCGGGGACGACGTAACAGCCTTGGGGATCTGGTAGTTCACAGCCGAGTCACGGGTATCAATCGTGATGCCGGAACCAGCAGCAGCCGCGATGCGGTTGGCGTAGTCGAGCTTGTAGGTGCCGAAGCTGGCGACCTGGCCAATGAAGGCGCGGTCGTAAGCGGTCAGCGTCTTGCCCTGAAGCGTCTGACGGCCAGCGAGGTTGCTTGCCATGCCGTTGTAGTCGCGGGTCGAGAGCGCCAAATAGCGATCGAAGTCCTGTACGCCCTGCTCGTTGAAGATGGCCTCGCACTGGGCAACGTCATCAAAACCGCTAGCGGCAGACACGCGCTTAACAACGAGAGTCCCCTGAGCGGAAGCCACATTGAGGACAGCCACATTGATGTCAGAAGCGAGCTTCTGCTTTGCAGAATCACCAAGGCGCTGTTCTTGGAGAGCGTCACGGAGTTCCGTAGCCGTCATAATCCAAGGCACAGACTGGTTGTAGCCGATCGTCGAAGGGACGGAGAGCTGTGTATAGTCTGTGAAGTTGCTCGTCATATCTGTGCCGGAATAAGACCGGGAGATATAAGGCTGCGGCCTCCAGATTGTGTTGTTGGTGCGTTCCATCATCGTCTGATCCGTGTTGTAGATCGAGACGTTACGGGACAGGACGA